GTGCAAACGCGCTAGTACTTGAGCGAGCATGGAATGCGGCTGATGAGGAACAATTCGAGGGCCGCTTCCACCGGAACGGCCAAGTAAGCGCGGTGACGGTCACTTACTTTATCGCAAGAGGCACAGTTGATATGTTCTTCCACGAACTAATCAGTAAGAAACGCCAAATCGTTGGTGAAACCGTCTCGAAAGAGTGGAATTTTAGTTCAGACCTTGAAAGCATAAGAGAGTTGAGCGAGATAGTGGTGAATAATAAATTATAAAATGAAACGCCAACAGAAAAGATATATCGGAGATGGAGTATACGGTACATCAGTTCATGATGGAACTATGTTTTTAATAACTACAGAAAATGGAGTAGCTGTTACGAACTCAATTTATCTGGAACCTGAAGTCGCTTTTGAATTAATGTCAATTCTCAAAGAATGGCTAGAAGAATAAAGGAGAAAGAAATGGAATATAAAGTAGTATACGCATGTGAAGGTGAGGAGTGTCGTGAACTAGAAGTGGATGCGAATAAACTCGCCTCACCAATTCCAGGAGTTATCACGTTTGGCGAGACGCGGCCCCCAACTATTCAGGAAGTAGTGATAGAGATCCGTAAGAATGGGGGTTTCTGGCGCGGTGAAGAGTTCGTGCCTTACCATAATATCAAGAGCATTGGTAGTGAGAAATACTAATTAAAAACAAATTTATGAGCAAATGCAACTGTCACTTGATGGAGTTCTATAATGGAGATCACGATAAGAACTGCCCATTTTTTAAAGTTAATTCCAGCGAAGCGATTCAAGACATCACGAACCCAACCAGATTCCAAGATCTAAACTTTTGTTTCTTGGAGAGGGCCGCGCTAGCCATGACTGAAGGATTCACCAAATATGAACAAGAATTGAATCCTGAAGAGAAGAACTACATGAAAGCGGATCTTAAGTTCGCGCTAGGACGAATTGGGAACGCCATAAAGCATCTCCTCATGTACAATGAGCACATCCTAGCGTCGTTAAGAGGAGATTATCTCAAAGATGGTTATGTCGTGGAGGATCATTTAGGACACTGCGCGGCCAACCTCAACATCTTATCTAAGTATGAAGAGATGGGACTCTTACCTAACACTAAAACTAAAATACATGAAAATAATAACTCTTGACTCATCACAAATAGTTCAATACTTAAAATGCCCACTCTCATGGAAGCTCCAGTACGTAGACTTGTTAAGTATCGTTGGAGCATCAGAGAAAGCGCTAAATATGGGCACGGTGATGCATGACCTACTTGATCGATTTTATCGTTTACGTTCTGACGGAACAGACTTTAAAGAGTGTGCAGAGCGTGCAGCGCGGGATTTTACGAATAATCTGGCGGATAACAAGGAAGAGTGGCGTAAAATCCCCGCACTCAAGGAAGAAGATATTACTTTTGTGGTAGAGCGGTTTATGATGTACGTATTTCATTACGCCGCTACGGGACGGGATTTTAAAGTAGTGAGTGCTCCAAATGGTGACGCCGGAGTTGAACTAGGGTTCAGCAAAGAGTTTAGGTCCGGGCGAGACGCTAGAGGTAAGAAGTTCGTATTTATCATTGAAGGACGAATTGATTTACTCGCTAAGTTAGAAGTATATGGGGATGAGTTGTGTGTAGTCGATCACAAGACTCAGAGCAGATTCAATAATCTTTATGAGTACTCTGTTCAGTTTCTAACTTATGCGTGGGCCGCGCGCGCCCGCTACGCGGTGATTAATTATATCGGCTTTCAAGCCGAGAAAGACGTTAACAAGTGGTTCAGGCGTCAACCCGTAAAGATCACACCATTTATGATGCACAGATGGGAAAAGCAGGTCGAGAAGGTTTTCTACAAGATCTTGAGTGGTGATATCTCTGAGAATCTTGTGAGTTGTGCAGGTGCTTTTGGTTCGAATCCGTGTCAATACACAAAGCTGTGCGAGACGGAAAGCCCTGACATGAAGAAGTCTATAATTAAATCCAACTATCTAGTTGGGGAAAGTAAATGGAGGCCGTGGTGAATTTAAATAAACTCTCAGAAGATTTTAGCCGCATCGCAAACAGCACGAGCGGCCTACCAGACTATATCGCATTTTATGTCGAGGGTCTCGGCTGTGTTGAAATGTCGGATACGCTTATATGTATTAATGACGTTCCTGCAACGAGTGAGCAATTTGTTGCAATCACTGAATACCTAGAGAGGAGTAGAGATGATTCTAAATCCGCAGGCTAAACCACCAGAAGTGAAGGTTAACGCAGGTCACATCCATGAGTACGTCAGATCCTCAAAGAATAAAGACATTTATCGGTGTGTACATCCCGACTGCTCTCATTACCATAACCGTGAATACTTAGAAAATAAGAGAGCACTGTGCGGAAAGTGTAAAGAGAGTTTTATTCTAACTAAAGCTCAACTTAAGAATAAAGTTCCCGCGTGCTTAAGCTGTTCTAAGAGCAACAAAGCTAAAAAGGTTAAGAGAATTGAGCAAGTCCTAGACCAAATTCTAAACTCTTCACAGAAGTATGACGAGAAGTTGAGATGGGATAAGAATGTTTAACTTATGGAAGCAATTTTAGTTGGATTCTTCACTTTTACGCTTCTCATTTGTTGCGTACTCCATTATGAGGGTCTAATTAACATCCATCTTAGAATGGGTATATGGCATTTAAAATGCGCAGAACGAACAAGAGTAAGATATGAAGAAGAGAAGAAAAGAATATTCAGAGAGTCAAAAGATATTGAGTTAGGGGGAATTTAAATTTTAACTTATGCCATCATTAGATTCTTATCTTGCGAAGCCGAAGGCTGAGCAAAAGTTCTTGGGCCTATTCGTGGGCCGCTCCGGGGATGGAAAATCCGTGGCCGCCGCTTCTTTCCCTAGACCTATGATGATCTTGGATTTTGATTTCCGCATCTCAGGTATAGAAGGAGGAGTCTCTTCTAAGTGTATAGAGAATACTTCAGGAATTGAGTACGAACAGTTCAATGCTCGTGCCAAATCAGGATATGAGAAGTTCGATAACTTGCTCGTCTCTTGGGATCAGATGCGTAACTCAGGAACATTCCCATACAAAACAGTAGTCATAGATTCAATGTTCTCGATGAGTCGTGTATTCTTGGCCGCCGCGCATGGTTTCCTAAAGGGCAAGACCATCGGGACTTTACGCATGAGCGGCCCCGGCGATTACGGATTTGAAGTTAGCGCCACTCATCAAGTATTTGATTTTCTCAGGATGTTACCGTGTAATGTGATTTGTTCAGCTCACACCATTGATAAATATGGAAAAGTAGATCCTAGTGACCCATACTCCCCAAACGAAGTGAAGGGTGAGAAACTCACCGTGAGGGATCAGTTAGGTGAGAGCGTACAAGCATATTTCGATAACGTCTTTAGGTTTTCCCGTGACCAGGGAAATAATAAACTCTACTATCGTGTAGAGTTTGCAACTGACTTAGCTAAAAATTCCTATGGAATAGGACCAGGACAACATGACATAACTAACAAGAACTTCCACAACTATCTCACATCTCTAATCACACCAACAACTCCAACTCAACCCAAGTAAGAATAGAAAGAAGAAAGTAAATTCGATGCCTATCATCAACATTCCGAAATCAGACTTGATGCAGGACTTGATTCCTGCGGGGTGGTATAAAGGGGAAGTACTCTCCTTTGACGTGAAGCCGCCTAAGAATGGAGGGAACTCTCTGAACTATGTTCCGCGAATTAAATTGACTGCTCCAGGAACATCCGCTAATGACCGTGAGATGCTTGTGTACTTCAACTCTCAAGCTCTCGGACGCATTGCCCCGTTCATTGCGGCAGCAATGGAAAAGCCCCTCAAGCAGATCGTTGAGGAGACGAGCGGGCCTAATTTCGCATTCAATTCCGATGAAGTGATCGGTAAGAAGCTCCAAGTTAAAGTAATCAACGAACAGTTTGAAGGTCGTATGATTGCTAAAATTGATGGGTTCGCTGCGTATAATGCAGAGGCAGCGTTCTAACTTGAGATCTAACTAATCTCATTGGTGGCCGCGCCTGGCATTGTCTCTCTGGCTCGGGCGGCCACCGCTTTAATTCAACTAAATTTATGAGGTAAGTATGGACCCAGTAACAGCAGTAGCAAACGCAATTATAGCAGCTTGTGCTCTAGGTCAGGAGTACGTTAAGTTTCTCCAAACTCCTGTGGGCCAAGTAGTTGCTAAAACTCAACTCGCAGATTTTAATGAGTTCAAGAATGCTCTCAAGAGCATTGGTGACATAGCTGAGAAACTAGTAGTAGGAGCATCTAAAAAGTGATATGTACGAGATGTGGCTCACAATCTGATGCTTCTGATTATTTAATTGGTTTGTGGTGTCTAGAATGTATAAATTCACTTGAAAGTAAGGAATATAAGATGGAAGACCAAGACACAAAGATCCCACTTGCTGCCGCAATGAGAGCTAAGGCACAAGAATCTATAAACACGTTCGATGATAGACTCTACACTAGACTCAGAAACGAGATGGTAGAGACTATTGAAGGTGAAGCTCACAAAGGTAACTCAATAGTTCAAATCAGTCACCAACTCAAGAATAAGCAAGTGAATAGAAACGTCTTGAATCAACTCAAGAGTTCATTCATTGACGCTGGATACCTAGTAACATACTCAGAAGAGTCCATTCTTATGGACGAGCAAATTAAGGGCCGCTTCAGCATCTCTTGGATGTGATTTATGGATGATTCATTAAACGAAGCAAATAAGCGAATATTCGTACTTGAAAATGCTCTTTATATGCTAATTCATGCTATAACTACAGGACTTGATTACCTCCCGGATGCGGTAACGGAAATTGTAGTTAGCGCTGAAGATGTGCTAAGGCGTAGGGATGATCCTAAAAGCTAAGAAACCACCCAAAGAATCGAATGAAGTAAAAAACACTCCAAATCCAACCGTAGCATCGCACGGTTACGGAAGTGCCACAATACTATTCCTGGGGGGCATCCCGCTAAACGCGGATTTGAATAAGGGAATGGCTCTTTCGGGAATGTTCGAGTCTAAACTAAACTCCCATCTTAGAGAGCATGGAGTTTCAATTAATGAGTGTTATAGAGCTGTTGTAATACGGGAGAGAGTAGATTTTATGGGAACCTCTCTCCCAAAACTCAGGAAAGCCCTGGCTCACATTGATGTGCAATTCTATGAGGACTTACTCTTCAAAGAAATTAAAGAGTTAAGGCCCAATGTCATCGTACCACTAGATGATTTAGCTCTAGGCACAGTGTTTCCGCACATCAAACTTATCACGAAGCCTAGAAATCGTAAGCACTGGATCTATTGTTACCGGGGAAGTGTTCTACCATTGCGTGAGGACTGGCAGATGCACTTAGAGCGGCCTATACGTGTGATCCCGGCCATATCGCCCCAGATCCTACTTAGTGACCAAGCCGCAGCATCATACGCTGGACTAGACTATGGAAAAATAGTTGCTAATAGGTATACCAACTTACCCATCACAGAGTATGGAACAAGATGGGTTGCAAAGACCGCAGAGGCATTTTATAATTATGTAACTCGCTCGATGGCCGCTTCCCCCAAATTCCTCGTGTTCGACATAGAGACATACGGGGGCATCATAACTTGCATCGGATTCAGTTTTGATGGGGTTGAGGGATGCTGCGTACCACTTCTTGAGGACTCCATTTCTAAAACCGAGCGAGCGGCCATGCTCATTTATGTAGATAAGCTGTTAAGACATCCAATCCCAAAAGTAAATCAAAACATTAAGTATGATTGGGTTATACTTGAGAGATTCGGATTTCAAGTAAATAACGTCATCGGGGACACCATGCTAAAAGGCTCGGTGCTTTACCCTGAGTTACCGAAGGGTTTAGACTTTTACACTTCAATATACACGAAAGTAAATTACTATAAAGACGAGGGAAAAGACTTTGACCCAAGACGCCAAACTAAAGATAAGCTCTATCTCTATAACGCTTACGATGGAATCGCAACTCATGTCGTGTCCACAAAGCAAGATGAAGAACTCGCAGAGGACCCAGACTTATTACGGTTCAGCACTTCTCTTGCTCAACTTTTACCGATATATAAACGAATGGATGAGACAGGAATTAGAATTGATGATTCAAGAAGAACTCAACTCATCGACAAGTACAAATCCCTCTACGACTCAAATGTCTTTACCCTTCGAGCATTGGTTAACAATGACCAATTCAACCCCGGATCACCATTACAAGTCGGAAAGTTAATTTATGACGAACTCGGCTTCCCCAAGAAGTTTAAATTCTTAGAGTCTGGGGAGAAGAGTTACAAGACGGATAAGGGAACTCTAGATGATCTTCTTATCAATCATATCGACAAAGCTGGACCACTCGGAAAACCAGTCGTTGCAAGAATTATTGTCTGCCGTAAACTCGCTAAGATCCTCGAATATCTACACACGCCTATCTCACTTGACGGGCGCTTTAGAAGTACAAGTAATCTTTGCGGAACCGAAACAGGACGATCAAGCTATTCTAAATCTCTTGATGAAATATTTATCAAAGGTGAACTTAAGCGAATTGGTCGCTCTCTACAAACCATATCCAAACATGGATTCAAGATAGATGAGGAAGTGTTCGAGGACTTTGAGGACAAGAGTATTGCACATGACCTCAGATCAATGTTTGTTCCATCACACGGATGCATATTTATAGAGGCAGACGGTTCGCAGGCCGAAGCAAGACATGTGGCAGTACTCGCAGAGGACTGGGAATTGCTTGAATCATTCGATCAAAAGCCTAGTGTCCACTCAAAGACCGCTGGAGCTATATTTGGGATGGACCCCGCACTAATAACTAAGAGCGGCCCCTCAATCCCTGGAATCGGAATCATGTACTATGACATGGGAAAGAGAATAAGGCACGGCGGCCACTACAAAATGAAGGGAGGTATGTTATCTAGTATGACGCATATGCCTATTAAGGCATGTGATGAGATGCTAGTGCGTTTCCACGCTGCGAATCCAAAGATACGTGAAGTATTTCATTACGAGATAGAACAGGAAGTGCGAAAAAATAGAAAACTCAGAACTCCCGTAGGCCGCTCCCGGACTTTCTTCGCCACGATGAATGACGAGTTGATAAAAGAAGCCATCGCGTACATTCCTCAAAGCGCTGTTTCGGATCACACTAAGTTCTCCATCCCGCTAATTCTCGCCGAGCGGCCCAAAATACGCTTTCTCGCAGAAATGCATGATGGCTTACTTATGGAGACACGAATAGGTAATGAGCTTTCTGATCTTGCGGTCGTGAAGAGAATTATGGAAAGGCCGTTAGATTATTCTACCTGCTCATTATCTAGAGATGTGAAGTTAGTAGTACCTGCGGAAGTAAGTGTTGGTGAGAATTGGATGCACCTACAAGAAGTTAAGATTTGACGTTTAGAAGGGAATCTGTTATGGGAATCGGCGATACTTATCGTTTAAGAAATAACTTATGGGCTACAGTTGTAGAGAACAAGGAGTTCACGTTTAGAGCAGTAGTAAGTAACAACCCCGACATGAAGATCATTGAATTCAGTAAAGAGACGTTAAACTCATTCGAGGGAAAAGAGTATGACGCGATGGAGATGAGAAAAGAAGATCCATACGGGGGAGTGTAATGAACTTCATAAATGACTTCATTACTCTTACTAGCGAATATGAATCTCCTACATCATTTTGGAGATGGAGTGCTTATGCGGTGGTAGCCGCCACGCTAAGAAATAATGTCCATATCCAGGCAGGACTTAGAAGAATATATCCGAACATTTATGTAGTGCTCTTAGCTGACTCTGCGGAATATCGTAAAAGCGGTGGACCGCTCATGGCAACATCACTTCTGAATGAGTCAGGAAAGACCAAAGTCTTCTCAGGACGTAATTCAATTCAAAAGATCCTTCAAGCCTTGAGCCAAAATAAGCCATCTTCTTATGCGTCAGGAGTAACAATTCAAGGAGGGAGTGCGATTCTTGTAGCTGAGGAGTTGGCTTCATTCTTCGTGGAAGATCCACAATGCGTCCCAATACTCACAGATATGTATGATTTTAAGGAGGTATTTGAATATGGATTAAAGAGTGAGACGGTGGTCATCAAGAATATGTGCATCACGATGCTTGCAGCATCTAATGAGACATTTCTTAAAGAAGTTTATGATAACAGAGCCGTATATGGTGGACTCTTAGGCCGCACCTTCATGATTAAACCAGACGAACGCAGAGAAAGTAATTCGTTGTTGCGAATTCCCGAAGAGAAGTGTAGTAAAGATGCTATTCTCGCAAGTCTCAAAATCATCGGAGCCATGAGCGGCCAATTCAAACTCACCGAGGACGCTATAACATTCTATGAGAAGTGGTACAACAACTTATACAAGTCGTACTCTAAAATTAAAGATAGAACAGGAGTGACACACCGAATACACGCAGGAGTTCTTAAAATCGCAATGATCCTTGCGGCAGCAAGAGGGGAAATGGAAATAGGAGTGACAGACGTGGAAGAGGCTATCGTGCAAACGACATCTCTACGGGCGAATTATGAGGCATATGCAATGAGTAGCGGAAAAGGAACACAAGCATCGGCGGGGGCCATCCTGTTAACAGCATTATTTGAAGCACCAAACTATAAACTAGATCGTAAGCAAGTGCTTCTGGATCATTGGCATCAAATCACAAGTGAAGAACTAGATAAACTAGTAAGTACACTTGAGCAAGCGGGATTGATCGTAACTATAATCGCAGAACCTAAGATATATTATCAGATGACACCGAGATGTCTTGAGATTTATAACAAGAGTGAGGTCTAACCCCGCTTCGCGGGTTAGTTCTTCTCTACCTCTTCTCCGTTAGGGGCACGAAGCACAACTTTAGCCCCATTTCGAATCGTGAATTCAATTAGATCCCGAAGATTATTTGCTTTAGCTTTAGTAGTTGGAGCGTGAATATAGTTGAGAATCTTCCTTCCCCCTTCGGGGTCCATTAAAACATCCTCAAGAAAGTCACGAGTTATGGGAATACCAGCTGCAAGGGCACCACCAACCGCACCACCGGCGCCGAAAGTGTGTCCCATCAACTTTCCAACTCCAGCAGTTCCTAGATACACCGCACCTTTAATTGCGGTATTCTCTAATGCAGACCCAGAACTAGTTGGGTTCGCAAGAGCTTCATGGGTTTGCATATACTTTACGAATTGTCTAACTGTTTTTCGTTGGTGAGACGTAAATACATTACTCTCCAACGCGCCAGCACCAACACCATTAGCACCAAAGAAGAAATTATTTAAACGTGTTGAATCATACATCCCAGTTTTGGGATCTAGTGCTTGATCTAATCCATGCTTCATATAAATAGCACCAGCTAGATCACGATCTCCAGGAGGAAGCATAACTGCTAGATTATCTAGTCCATTTCTACCTGATTTTATCGCATTCATCACAAGAGTTTCTGGATTTTTATCAAACTGCTTTCCAGTTACTTGATTCGGAGAGTCTTCGTTGGCCGCGGCCCCAAGGGCCAACTTAGATTTTAGAATCCCAGCATTTTCTTTAGTGAAAGCCTTCACTTCAGCATACTTGGCTTGAGTTTGAGGGTCATATATGCTCTGATCCATGAGTGAGGTATCCGTGTCTTTAGAAAGACTTGCTCTGAGTTTAGCTGCAACTCCACTAATCTGAGCTTTATGTGTGTTAGCTGAAGGAATGCTATTTACGAAGTCACTCAACTCAGCTCGAATCTCTTTAACCGTGTTGTAGTCAGCGATACTCCTATCATTAATCTTAGGTGTATTTGAGAGGTTATCAAAGAGTGATTTCAGTTTTGAGGCGTGGCGGCCCGACTGACCGATCAAATTCCCCTGAGACTCTAAAACTGCAATAGCCTGTGAAAGAGGCTCCATCTCTTGAATTGATGGCGTAATGTCAACAGGTCCGGTTATAGTAACCATCTTAGTAGATTGATAAGGCTGTCCTGTAGCTGGATTAATCCCAGGTACTGGAATTGGAACAGTAATTTGAGTCTGCTCCATCATTTGATCGAAGTCACTGAACTTCTGATTCAATTGTGCTTTACGTTCTTTACGATAAGCTCTGTGTGTATCTTGAACTAGTTTAGCTCTTTCAAAATTAGATCCAGTATTTAGAATCTCAGCACTCTTAGTTCCTAGAAGATCCCTAACTACCGCATCTTGACCTTCTTGAATAGATTTACCAAGCCCAGATCGCTTTACATCTCCAGCAAGGCGTGGATCTACTTTAAAGAGTCCACCCGCAGTAGGAGTAGGTAAATTAAAGTTCTCACCAAACTCCACAACTTCCCCAAGGTCTTTAACTTGCGACGGAGTCGGAGGAGAATTACGTAATGCACGCTTCAACAACTTCTCACGAAGAACTTTAGCAGGATGAGGAAGTACGTCATCAACTACACCTTTAAAATATTGGCCGCCCGTCACAGGTGTAGATCCGGTGAAAGCATCAATGGTTCGATTTAATACTTTCTCACCTTTTCCCATCCCGTAATTTATTACTTGACCCATCGCACGATCTAGGCCCGTTCTAAACATCACGTCCGAGTCATCACGTCCCATCGCGGCTGACGCCGCTTCTCCTCCTAAGTACCCACCTGTGAGTCCTGAGAGCTTCTGTGCTAGGAACGCGGCCCCCTTTTTGACCCCCTCACGTTCTACGCCTTTAGGAATGAGTCTGTGCGTTCCAAGTGTGGTGAGATCACCACCGACTGAGATCGCAGTATCTAGCGCAAGATTAGAAAGTCCAGATTCTTTTGCTTCAGAAACTATCTTAGCTCGCTCTTTATCTGAAGAGGTTCCACCTAAGTTACCTCTTCCACGCGATCCCGCAATAATCTCTTCTTCAGTTGGCCGCTCTGGACTCCACCCTTTTTCTCCACTCGGCAATTCTCGGTAATACCACTTATCTCCACTTTTAGAGATATGCTCTTGCCCTATGTAATTCGCTGTTTTCTCTGGCATTTTAACCTCTACTCAGGAGGAGTGGCGCGTAACTGAATTTTAGGTGGAGTGTAGAGTCCTTCAGCATTATTTTTGAACATTAAAATATTAGCTTGTTCAGGATGCTTCCCATGAAATATAGGACCATAAGTATTTTGTGTATATTGTCTAAGCTGTTTAACTTTCTCTCGATTTATATCGTAACCCTTACCACCTAAAGCAGAAGCAACATCAGTCATGATAGACCCATACCAAGAAGGTAAAATCTGTCTAACTCGATCAATATCTGGTTGAGTTAGAACACCCTTTTCACCTGCAACTCCACGCGAAACATTACCAAGAACAGCATTAATTGAAGAAGTTAGTGTACTAATTTCAGCCGCATTCTTACGATAGCCATCATTATACAACTCAGCTAGTCTCTCAGCATTTCTAACAGTTTGATTGATAACTCCCATCCTACTTAACGCAGTTTGATCGGTTGGAGTTAATGGTTTGTAACCTTGGGCGTTCATTCCATTTATGATGCGAAGACGCTCTTTAGAGGGATACAGGGCGAGTTCTTTAGTGCTAAAAGTTCCGTCAATAAAGTTATTTAAGTCTTGAATTGGAACATCGGCCCCGCCATCGGATTTGATTTTAGATGCAAGTCTAGCTCCAGCAATTTGAAGTCTTACACGATTAGTCTCAGAGTTTCGTGCGTTGGCCGCGTCACGATCCAAACTTGCAATCTCAGCACGAGATTTTCCTTGTTCTCTAGCAACTCCAAGTCTACCTTTATTTTTAAGATTCTCTAACTCTTCCGCACTCTTATCTTTAATTCGCTGCTGAAACATGAACTCAGCATCTTTAAGATCCTGAAGCATTGCCTTTTGTTGAAGTTCTTGCTCTTGGACTTGCTCGTATGGAGTTACAGAACCAATGAATTTTCTTGCTTCTTCCTCACCCCCAGGAAAGAATCCAGCAACAGGTGCGGCGTTGGGAATTGCTCCAACTTGAGGGGCTTGCGATGGAATTTGAGTTAGCATTTGATCCATTTGGCCTATTTGTCCAACTGGAGCATTCTCATTCCCAACTAATCCAGGAATGGTTTGCTTCATTAAACCCTTAGTAATTAGTTCGGTGGTGAGTTTGGCCGCGTCAGCACTTTGGCCGCGTTCGCCAAAGATTTTACGCTGCGCATGTTCTGCTTCTCGAAGTTTAAACTCGGCTTCTCTAAGTGCCTTCTCTTGTTGAAGATTATTCTTTTGGATCTCCAACTCTTGTTTGAATCGCTCTTGTGCTTGTTCCGCTTGGAACTTACGATTCTCGCTATTGTTGAAGTCCCGCGCGGCCTGCTCACGCGCTGTGATAAACGCTTCTATGATGGGATTTAACGCCATATTTCACCTAGTACTCTTCACCAGTAGAATTATAGACTGGATTATACCCACCAGCAGCATTTATGGGCCGCCGCACAGGTAGATTCATCCCTCTGTTTCTTTGCTGATCTAGCGCCCAATTATATCCATAAGTAGAAGCAAGTCCTTGGCCTAAACCACTCACTAGGCCGCCCCAAGGATTTCCGGGATCTGTCATAGTTCCGGTCGAATTAGTGGTTCCAGTGCTATTGAAGTTCCTCGTTCCAGTTTGGTGCATTCCAGTGGGAAGCATAGATGTAACTTTCATTAATCTATCAAGATCTTCACCCTGGAATTGGCGAGCAAGAAGTGGAATTGAGTTTTGGAAAGAAGTTGCGCTAGTAGCTTCTTGATCTCCCTGGCGTGCAAATAAACCAGCAGCAGCGGGAGAATTACCTAAGCCGCGTTGGGCTATCATTTGAGCGAGCTTCGCTCTTGCACCTATACCTTCTTGGCCTATATTTCTTAAACCTTCACTTTTATACCCCCGTAGGTCGGGATCTTGAGAAACTCTATTTTGAAGCATCGGCATCAACACTTCAAGAGCACGTTGCGCTTCAGGAGTCAAGACGGGCATTGACGAGTTATCAAACGAATCAGTACCGCTTTGATTTGTTGTACTCGTCTGAGTTTGAGTGTTAGTTTTCTTTCGGCCTCCTAAGAGGCCAGCGAGTCCTGAAATTCCCATCATCGCTAGCGGAAAGGCAAAAGCGGCCATCTTAAACTCTCTTTCTTATTCCATCTCTAAACAAGGTTGAGCAGTCTCAGCGAACACTTGATCTGCACAATCATGTAGCAGTGGTTCTTCATCAACCGCGGTCTTTATGCTAGCGCAATATGCACTAGAGATTATAACATCAGGACAATTATGAACTACAGTTCCAGTACCTGGAGTTGATGGGACAGGAACATCAATATGATCTGCAAAAGCTAATGTATCACTTACTTGAATACTTAAATTAACTACAGTGATGCACGAAGAGTGGAAAGATATATCTCCCCGCGCGAAATACACTGGATATGCTGGAGGTAGCGCGATCAACCGCTCTAGAAAATTCCCACCAGCGACCATACTAAACTTATTTCCGCCATGAAATACGGCTGAATAATTAAAGAATAGCGCATTAGTATCCACATCAACAGTTGCGTCACTAAATAACGCTTCTATATTATACGCTTGCCAGAATGCACCTACTTTAAAAGATTTAAGTAGATGCATCTGAGTAGCACCTACCTTCTTAGCAAAGTAGAAAGAACAATAACAAGTATCGCCATTATTGAAGATTGCAGTTTGCGGATTCTGAGTATACGTATTTCCAACTGGAAGAGTAGAATCTACATCCTCTTTAGTTAGCGTGATAGGATCAGAATTAGAAGCCCCACTTAAGATGCTTGCGAAATCCGATGATGACGGTCTATAGGCCCAATTTATGTATACTTTATTAGAGTCCAAATACAAGAACTTAGCGAATGAAACATCACCAGAGCTAAAGTCTTGAAGTCTCGTGATTGTTCCGTCTAAATTAAGCACGCCCTGAAACGGAACAGATGAGAGATCATTAAATAGGACCGTAAAAGTATCAGTGGTCTGATCTATAATACCACCAATTACGGAGCCTGGGTATGAACTCCCAAGAGTAACTGGAGCTTTACTTGCTGAAAATACACCACCAGAATAAGTAGTAGTTGCGTAAACACTTACTTGTGTTACCGTATTAAACTCATTAGCCATCACTATACGATAAACTCCAGCGCTCGTCCTACGAACAATCATAGGAAGAAATTCATTTTGAGTAGATTCAGTATATGTAGCTATATTATTAAATGAATATCCAAAAGGATTAAAGTCCGAAACAGCCCCGCCGGTAAATGCGTCGGTTAGAGTATTAAAATCAACTTCACTTAAAAGTCCTGTTAGACTTGTTTGAGAAGATGCACCCGTTGAACTACAGTAGAAAATATTGATAGTTGTACCGTTTGGAATACACGCTATCCAATTATGAGTCGTGTTACGACTTCCATTTATAAAGTTCCTAATTGTGGGTCCATATGCGACGTGCGACCAATTAACTCCATCATCAGTAGATTTGAGAACTTGAATTGTTGGAGTTGTGAAATCCCCGAGGGGCCACGCCACACCAAACA